GGTACTTGTTCCATTACTTACTTCCCTCTGCATGTTTACCTTTTGGCCTAGTTATAAATGTGCCTTTGCGTTCCCTTGTCTTAAAATACTCTAACAATTTATCTAATGGATACTGTTGTAAATTAAAGTCAGATGGCTGAAAATTCCACCTGTCTTTACCACCACTTTGCCAAGTGCCACCTTGCATATCTGGTGAAGAATAAGGACTATCTGTTGAGAATGTGGGGTGGTTGGGCAATTTAAACTCATCAGTTAAATGGTTACCTGTTGCTTCCTGATAATCCTTTATTGAATTATATGGGGGTGGAACACCATACTTCTTTAAGTAACTCATAATCCCATAGTCAGGACTCTCTGCTGTAGGCTTATCCATTTGACCAAGTAACTGAGCAATCAATGTGCTATCCATTACCGCTGTCCATTAAATACATATTCAATGTCCATTCCAGAATAAGTAAATTCTGAATGACCATAACTTTCTATTTTCCAACTATGCAACATTCCTGTTGTTCTTGGCTCAATCTTTCTATCAGTATTTGGTGTAAACAACTTGGGACTATCCCAAATAATTGGTGCCCCAAGAAATTCTTGTGATCCAAAAGAAATAGTAACTGAACCTGTTGATTTAATGTGTGGGAATACTCTACAAATAGTAGTCACTTCCCGCTGATCCGAAATCTGAGCAGAAGTTCTTTCAATAATAGAATTTGGCATACTTGTAGACGCGGCAATACTCATGTTATAAATAGTGCTCGTTGGTTCTTCTACGCCAATAATGCCAAGACCAAACGGTGATGACTTATCAAAGTTCCAGGGTAATGTAGCTTCTAACCAAGTATTAGTTAAGGTATTCCAGTGAGTAGATGAAAAACTAATTAAACCATAAGTTAAAGACGTTAATTGTGGGTCAATATCACGAACTGATATTTTTTCATCTACATAATTATATACAAAAGCTATATTTGGATAAGTACTACCTATTTGTGGAACACAAAACCAAACTTCCTTATTTGAGTGATCTACTGATGTATAAGATTTATAAAAATAAGTTGGATCAATAGATGCTTCTATCTTTGTTCTTATTAATCTATGCGCTATGGAATGAACATTATTGCCATCATTCATAAGTAAATCATCCCTAGACAAGAAAATATGTTTTCCATAAATGTCAACTACACAGTTCTTAGTTAATAATCCTTGATTGGATGCTAATGCCCTAGCAGACCATATAAATTCACCACCCACATAAGACAAAATTGTAATACCTTCTGATGAGTATAAGCAAAAATCATCCCTCATTGATAAACCATCTACTAGGATACCAGCATTACCAAGAATAGATGCTTGCCCAGCTATTGACGAAAGATCAGTAGTGTCCCAAGTATACGGCAAACCATTATTATCAGCCGGATGTGACCAGCGGTAATTGTGGGGTAAAAGAGTACCTGCTTCTGTCATATTAATGGCAAATAAGAAATTCTTATGTGCGCGCATTACTTGACAATCAAACTCCATTTGTTTCCATGTCTTGGTAGGACTAAACTGTAATGGCGTCATTAAGGATGAGCTACTTGCTTGGGGCCAATATTCAGGTACATGAGCACCATTATTAAATATAGGAATATCACCCAACATGCAAAAAGTCCAATTAAATTGATTACCTTCAACCATTTCAGCGTAGCCTGCTACCGAAGATACATCAACCCAAGTAGAACCATCAAAGGCATATATTTTTGTTAATCCAGCTACTAAAAAGAAATATGATGGCGCGGCATTAATAAAAGCAAGTCTAGCCCCATTAAAGTTTACTGGGCAAGTTGAAAGAATTTCACCAGTACTAAAAGTCTGTATCTTACCATTTTTTAAACGAAAGTTATTTCCACTTGTAAACCAATCAAGTTCAAGATCGCATGGTTCTAAATCAAAATTTACACCATAATTACCAGCTAATTTAAGAGTTTGTAATTTTTGCATTCTCAATACCACTTGCTATTATGCGAATTGCTGCATCTTGTTTATTTAGAGTTTCATCTCTTAATGATGCTACTGCTGCATTAACACCACGAGTCATTTGAGAATTTTCAACTAAAAGTATCGGGAGCCATTCAAAAATCGAACAGCGCCATTCCTCAACAACTTCGTCGGAGGTTGGCATTTTACCGGAAAGTAAAGTGTAAGCGCGACAGCGATAAATAACATTATTCTCGGCACGTTCACATTCTTTACCTATGGGACATTCTAGTTCTACTTTCATTAAATTTTACTACAAACAATACTATCAACATAAAAAGGTGACCAGTTAACTGCACCTACGTTAGTATTAGTGGGACCACTATGAATATGCGTAACACTCTCATTATGAATTGTCCCTACAGGAGTAAATGCACCAGAGGAAGAACTAATAGTATTAGAACCACTTGCACCAGCAACTACTCCTCCTGAACCAGATGCGCCAAGAACTGCTGCGGGAGCAACTGGAACTGAATGGGTATGCGCTGGAGCAGCGTTCATTGTTATGTTATGAATATGACCTACATTATTGGGAGTAGTTGTAAACGTATGTGTATGCGATGGCACAGTGTTGTTAATAATTGGTGACATTGAGCCACCACTATTTCCACCAGTATTAGTAACCACTCTAAGCATGTGGTTAGTCCAAGTTAATACTTGAGTCCATCCACTAGGTGCAGTTGGTTGAATGAAGAGCATTACCGTTCCTGTTGGAAATGACTTTATTGCTTGTAAAGCAGTAACATCACTTCGTAATGCATTTAGTTGTACTTGGATAGAGCTAGTAACGCCACCTAAAAAATTAATCTCTGTTTCATGCGCTGTAATAGGTATCGCAAAACCTGCACCACCTACACCAGGAAACTGTAACTTAAGAACAGATTTAATAAGTTGTAAATGCTGATAACCTTGGGATTGACTATCAGTTCCAGCTGGATTACTTGCTTGTAATCCAGAAATTGTACTTGCGCTTTCTAAAGACATTATTAACCTACCAATGTATAAATTGGATTACCGCTATATGTTGAGCGTTCATCCAAATATGTAATTTCATCGAGCGATGCTTTAAAACGCATATCCCATAACGAGGATGCTTCAGCATCTTTAGCAAAACTATTTATTTCTGTAAGTAAACCAAAAATATAGCAATCAGGATTTATATTTGATACCCAATTATTTGTACTAATAATTGATAATGCAGGTACACTTCTGAAGTAATTTATTTCAAGTATATACGTGGCAGTATTTGTATTAACGGGAATAGGCCATATTTCTATATTACCAGAAATAATACAATACGCTGCATACATTGCATTACTATTTCTTAAGTTAGCCATCTGTTCAGGATTAACTAAATTAAGTGTACTGCTATATGTAGGTACTTCCTGTTGTGTTATCCGTATAGAGCGCTCTGATAAAAAATCACTGGGTAATATATATCTGTTAGGATAAGGAATAGTGCTATCAATAGGTGTATAAGCTGTTATAGACATTTTTTGAGTTAACAAAGCTCTGTTTATTCGTGACTCAACAATTTTAAGAAAATTATCCATATTAGAGGATATTGATACACTATTTGCCCGATCGGCATACGCCAATGCGGTATTAATAACTTCTTGATAATTCATGTAATTCTCACTCTATTATCCATGAAATTTGGCGATTAATTGGCTCTATAAACCATGGACCCATTTTTATTACTACACTATTGGTATTACAACTATTATTTTGTATTACTGAATTACCAAGTAAAGTTAAAATTGACCTTTCATAGGCACCAGTAGAACATGTATTAATCTGTGTACAAGGATCTCCTGATGGTGTATTAAAAATAATAATTAATCCTGTAGAGCAACTATTATTTTGACTATTTGGATCTCCAGATAAAGTAATTGGTAGTTCTACATCACTAAATGGAATATCACAATATGTTGATACAGCATACATAGAAGTATTCCCTAAAAGTCTGCATTTAAACTAATTCTACCAGCAGCAGCTTTAAATGTTGATCCTTGGCCAACTGTTAGCCCACTCGCGCAAGTTGCGCTTAAAGTTGTTGATATTTCTGTACTATCGCTATAAGTAAGAGCTGTTATGGCAATATCAGTAAAGGCACCATTTGTAATCATATTATTAGTTAATGTACCAATAGGAGTCAAACTAGAAACAGGTACTCTGGTTGGAACAGTGTGCATAAAAATATATCTACCATTAGTCGCAGTTACAGCCGACCCCATAACTCTACCATTTATAGATATTGCTTGACAGTATCTTTGACAGCTTAAAAGTTCAGAAGTATAGTTTATATAATCGAAATCTGTTGCGATACTTCCTTTCTCTAACTGAATACCTGTTATTATAAAATTAGAAGAATTAGTCCCTACTAAAGAAGTAGCACCAGTACAAGAATATAAAGTAGTAGAAGACCATGCCCCTGGAGTACCAAGATAATTACTTCCAACTCCTATACCAAAATATAGAACAAGTCCACTTCCCGTATCTATTAACCATGTTCCATCTGGACACCCAGGAATGGTTATAGTTTTACGTTCCCAAGTAAATGGTGTATTTATTGTGTATGTAAATGGGTATGACCTATTGGAAGCACCATTAACAATTGAACCACCATAAATACCCGCTATACTTGAAGTTACCCAAAATGATAAAGTAACTGGTGCAGCATTAGCAGTTCCCCAATTAAAATCACGTACATTATTACCTTCAATAACTTGAGATAAAATAAAATAATCTGCTGGCAATACTGAATAAGCAGATAATGAAATAATACCTAAACCATTGGGAAATCCAGGTGCGCTAGAAGTAGAATTCTGTTGAATAGTATATTTAGATGGTTGTGTTAAAAAACACTTCCATCTATCAGCGCTATAAACTCCATTTCCAGGTGTTATAAGTGCGCCCGCGTTCCTTTGGTCTATTTTCATAGCACCATTAATAATACGATTTTTAGCTGCGTTAAATGGTACACCCGTACAATTTACAAGATTACCAGTTAACGGTACACCTAAATCACCACCTTGAAATACAGCTTTACTAGCGGGATAAGTACAAATTACATCTTTTGTTCCAGGGCTAAAATTAACTTTAGCTCCAGCAGCAGAAGAATCTAAAACTGTATCTCTTGATATTAGCGTACCAGCTAAGGTATAAGTACCAATACCTGTTTCCCATTCAGCAATACTTTTATGAATTATTGCATAGTATGTAGTGTTAGTATTACCTATTACTGAAAAAGCATGATAATTGGCCACAGCACCTAATAATGTTGCACTACCTAAACCAACAACTGCTGTGGTTTCTTTTACTCGATCTTTAAGTACGTGTGACATATTAATACCATTTATACAGGTTGTGGAGATGTGTACGTTAATGAAGGATAATTTATAGTATTACCAACAAAAATAGGTTGCCCACTGGTTTCACTTGTAACCCATAATACATTACCCCCCGCGCCGTCGCAAAATGCAAAATGCATACCTGCTCCTCCTCCAGATGCTGCGGCATTTATATCTTGCTTACCAGAAGCAGAAGTTATAATCCTAGCGGCTCCAGTAAGACCTGATATAACAAAATCAGTAGGTGTCATTAGCACATGAGATAGTGTATTTGCCACTATGGTGGCATAAGGATCATTCGCAGAATAAGTCGAAATTAACCTTAATTCATTACATGTATCTTTTATTTCTAATAGTCCATTATCTAATACTAAAATATTTGCCCATTTCATTCTTCTTCCTCACTTTTACTACGAGAGACATAACCACTAATGACACCGATTATATAAATCAGAAGGTCATAAATCATTTTCCTAGAGTCATCTGGAACACTTCCTATTTTCCCATAACTCCAATACCATAATGTACCTAATATCGCTGCACAGAACGTGCCTGTTAGCATTATAATAATTATGCTATTTACATATTTCATTACATCATATCTTGGCGCTTCAATGATACGTTATCAAGTAAGAAAGATGAG